GTGACTTGATGTGTTCGGACCCAAGGGTCCAGGTAGCGTAGGACTTACGTTACCACACACTTTAGTCTCGATTTATGTGAGGTCCTACTTTGGCGAAGTAGGCTTGGCCCAAAATGACTTAGGTGGAAGTTGTTCGCAGAAGTTCTGCAGGGTCGTACCAAGATAAAATCTGAGCACGATCCTTCAACTTTTCACTTATCTTCGATACTGTATGGGTTATAGTATAAGCACTTCTTTGAGTAAAGATATCTTCACTTAAAGGGAAAGCTGAACTCTTCAAAAGAAGAGGTCACTTTCCACCAGTACTATTACTGTACCCTTCGGCTGTCTTAGATAAGTCACGGTAGTTTGCAAAAATCTGACCTAAAACATCAGAAATTGGCAATGCCGAAATAAAGGCTGAGACCAGTTCCTTCTCTTCTTCGTAATAAACGACTCCCATAATTCTTAATCGGTGCTCGAGGTGAGAAATTGTTAATTTCTTTTCCTCGGTCAACCTCTTAAGATTGGGAGCAGGGTTAGTATCAGCGAAAAGCTCAACTGCGATATTCTCTAGCACATTATATGCTACGAAATCGCTGAGAACAAAGGAAAATCCTAGGCTCCTGAAAGCTTGCGAAAGCAAGATCCCAGCACCCTCGGCTCCCTTTGTAATTCTCATGACCTTTTCGACTAATATACTCTTCTTTTCGATAGCCTTAACGGCTCTCGAGGGAAGAGAATTAACCATACTACGGAAGAGACGGATACTCGCCGAGACTCCACAAATAGACACCCATCCCTTAGTTTCAGCTTCAACAAAGTAATGAACAAGTAGATAATACTTGTTAGTAACTTCGTTAAAACCTGACAAAGGAAAAGGTGAAATCTCAACTCCCTTATAGAATAGGCGTTTCGCAAATTCAAATAAGTGAGGAGACTCATAAGATTTAATAGGGGACATTTCGACCCCTAAAGATCGAATGATCTTCTTGTAGAGCATGGCAACCTCTCGATCACAGATAACAATATCATCCCCCAAAAGGGCGTATGGTAATGTTTTCCACGACCGGTTAAGTCGTCTGCAGCAATAGTATACCACATAGTGGTGAGCTACTGCAAAAGAAGGTCAAGATGAGTGAAACCCCATTGGATTGCCGACTGCGTAAGATATCATCTTACCGTCAGCTTCAAAGGGGTATCCAACCATAATGTCCTTCCAAGCTGAGACATAACTTCGAGGTAACCGGCCATTAAGGACTTGCTGGATCAATGAAATCGGAAAACGATCTGTGGCTGATGTTAAGTCAGCTGAACAGAAGTAATCTGAATTCAAGATCCGGTCCTTAAAGGCTCCCTGGCTAAACGTCATATCTTGTGGAATCTTCTTCAGTACCCTAAAAAGGTATTGATGAAGAGGGCGAAGTGCAGTCTGAGACCAATAGTCCCCGATAGCTATCACCCGTGACTTTCCTTCCTTATCAGGAATTAAAGCCAATTTCCGGAATTTTCCTTCCTCGTTATCAAATGGAATCAATGACTGTAGTTTAGGAAATTTTCCTAAGCCAACTCATAGCATGTCCATCTTATCCCCTAGATCAGTCCCTCCGATAAATCGGATCGACTCTTCTAGAGAGATAGGAAGGGCTTGCAGGTCACATAAGGCTCTAGACATAGCGTTCTGGGGCCCAGTGGGACCTGATTTCGTAGATAAATGGAAGGATCTTCAAAGAAGACGCCTAGGCAACGTGCTCTTTCGGCCATACCCCATTTCCGCCCAGAAGTCCCGGATAAACATACTTAGATCAGGAGCGAGTTGTTTAGACTCACCTAAAATAGGTTGCAAATCCCAGACAGGCTGGAAACGTAGGGCCCTTGTACACCATAGTATTGTCGTAAGAACCCGCAGAATATCTGGGGATTCATCCCGACGAATACATGGTATCAAAGGTCCTAGGAAAGAGGGTATACCATCGCGAGTTAACTTCACACCCTTCACCTTCTTTAACGGACTACCAGCCAGGTAGTTCATTAAAGCTGAGCGAGACGCCTTAACGTAAGACACTGCATATGCAGTACCCCGCGTTAGGCGGACTTGCTCTAGATGGAGAAGGACTTTCTCGAAGTCAGAATGAGGCCTAGATATTCTAAGGTTGAAAACTTGGAATATCCATGTAACCACCCTTATAGTGTACATGAATATATTTAATTTGGTTAATTTTGTCATTTAATTGATAAATATTATCTAGATTAATTATATTCCTTTGTACTGTATAAGGAATAGTTCACTACCAACCAAGTAGTGCTCAGACAAGTTATTTACATAAATTGAACTGAACACCACAGAGACTGTGGTAGGGATGGCACCGTCTAGGAGACTCGCGGTGAATCACGTTAGGTGTAGAGGACAGTAGGAAATTTAGCCTACTCTAGTCGAAACCTAACTCCACCGTGAGTGATTGCCCCACGAAAG